GCTCTGCCTAGCCTCGATCGTTGGTTCCTTAAACACGGACCTATCGCGACAGGAAACCCTAACACCGAGCACCTCGTAATCCCTGTAGAACTGGTCTCCTACAGTCTTAGCATCTTCCGTAAGTGTCAGTAAGCGGTTGGCAAAAGCTTGGATGACAGGTACCCCGGAATTGAGCGCAAGTTCGCACTGAGCCACACCCTTGAGGTAAGGCCGCACGAACTTAGGGACGTTCAGATGGGCATGGTTGGAAGTCATCTGCGAACAGACTTTCCGCCAATCACGCACCATCGTGAAACGCCCCTTGCTCAGTTCCAGAGGGGCACTCTGACCAAACCGCACATGCTCAAGGACAGTGACGGGACGTTCGAGGACCATCTCGTGGCCCGAAAATGAAAGCGCGAGGTCTCCGAAACAACCAAGTACCCGAGCTGAATCACACTGGGACATGAAGACTAAAGCGTTGTCGCCATCGACCAGGACGTCGAATTTGATATTTATGTGCTTAAGCACTGCGACAACCACCGCAAGCATGATAAGTGTGTTACCCATGCCTGTGTTAAAGTCCCCACTTGCCCTACCACCAGCTCGCGAGAATCGGACACCCCCCGGCGTTGTGCCTTCATTTACCAGTTGTCGCGCAAGCAACCTCATCAACTCAGGAGCGCCCGAAAACGCCGCCGAGTAACAAGCATGCTCTTGTTCCAACTGCCAAACATCCACATGTGCCTCAAAAGCAGACCCATCCACTTCAAACACCACGCAATCAACTAGGTCGGACATCTTCCGACGGATTAGATTTGCTCGTTGAGTCGCGTTAAGCCCCTTAGCCACAACCCTAGTTGGCGATCCATTGAAAACCCTACGTGCAGTGAGGTAGCCCCACAACCAGTGTTCAAAGGGTTTCAGATATGAAGCAAGGGCCAAATTGAACCGTGGTGATCTAGGGAATATCATCCTCGGTTTGCCGTACTTTGCCAGCCCAAACTTCTCTGCTTTCAGAAAGGCCCCTAGTATGGAGTCCCGCACTGTAACGGGACCGTCAACTCGCAACGACCTTTCTGCGTCAATGTATCTCCTGCGCAAAGAACCACTATACGACAGCGCAGTTTCTAGGTGGCTCCATTGAACACCTGAGTAACGACCGCAGATGCTCCGCAAGTGTCTAAACACTCTTAGGACGGGCACCCTCTCACTCGGTGAAGCAAGTGGTGTTGGAGCCAGAGATCTCTTAAGAAGGGCAGAGACCTCGTTGTGGTTGCAGTTGGCGTGCACTGAGGGAGCCCACAATCCCTCGATATTAGGTGAGCACGCCGTGTACATACGTCTACGTTTCCTATGATCACAGCCCAAGTCTGTTTTGTATCGGAGGAGGGCGTCAGCTCTCAACGGTAAGTCGAGAACACCTTTACAAACGCCATACAAACAAACTGGGCGATCCTAGGTACTAGTAGACCACCAACCCTCCGCCTTAGGTAGGGACCCGTTGGTGGTCGCATCCCTCAGAATCTCAGTGGCTGTAACCTCCTGTGCGGACGGGAGGTATGCCAACGCGACAGAGGGTCCAAGCGTTTCCGCCGTCTCCTCTGCTGAGAATCCAGATCTTTTACACCACTCTAGGGCGCGCGTGCGAAGCGCGGAAACAAGGTCGGGTTTCCGTTCCCTAAGAGTGGCATAGGATGCCAACTTAGCAAGAAGTTCGGGATAGATGGGAAACACCCCACCTTTGTAGCTAGCATTGACATAAGTCAACACCTCCGAACTCTCGCCACCAGCGGATTTAGTGACTGTTCCCCCACCCAGGAACTTCACATCGCCTCCACGGGCTCTGACAAATGCATCAGCAAAAGGGTGAGCAAACTCAACGGAGAGGTCTGGTGTCCACCGTCCCTTGAGTAGCCGCCCCAAAACTGGGTTGCGTTTGTCTGGGTTCAATGAAAGAACCCAAGCCGCGCGTTGCCGAAGCCTGGCACCAGCCGGTGCCTCAGGACCTATCCTGCGCCCTGGATCGACTTTTACCTTGGCAGCCTTGTCAAGGGCCGCCTTGGCGGAGCGCTCAGGAGCGCTCCAATGCACTGTCTGCAGTCGATTAGGATCAGACAGTTCAGCTGAACTACCGGTAGCTAAGCGGGGGATAAAACCGCTACGTAGG